GCCGAGATTCGCAACCAGTTGGAGACCGACGAGAAGGCCGACCTGGACGCTCTGGAAAAGGAGTTGAAGGGTCTGGTCGATGAGGAACAGGAGCTCCGCCGCCGCCTGGACGTGGCGGCCAGCATCCAGACTGGCATGGCGTCGGAAGCTCGGGTGGTTGACTCCACTACGGTGCAGAAGGCGACCGTAGAACCCCGCTCTATGGACCGGTACGACACTATGGAGTACCGCCGGGCGTTCATGGACTACGTCACTCGGGGTATTAAGTCCGACATCTTGGAGTTCCGGGCCGACGAGACCACGTTGCCTTCGGACATTGGTGCCGTCATCCCGACCACGATTCTGGATCGGATCGTNGAGAAGATGGAGGAGNNNGGNCGCATCTGGTCGCGGGTCACGAAGACGAGCATCCAGGGCGGCGTGGAAATCCCGGTGTCGACCGCCAAGCCCACCGCTGTGTGGCTTGCCGCCGGCCAGGTCGCGGACAAGCAGAAGAAGACGGTCAACGCGACGATCAGCTTCNNCTACCACAAGCTGCAGGTNCGNGTGGCCGTCGANCTGGTGGCGTCGGTNGTNGCCCTGCCCATCTTCGAACAGACGATTGCCGACAACATCGCCGAGGCGATGGTCAAGGCGCTGGACAAGGCCATCATTTCGGGCACCGGCACCGGCCAGCCTCTGGGCATTGTGAATCACAACGTNCCGGCGGCTCGAACTGTCTCCCTGGCGCCGTCGGAGTTCGGACAGTACGCCACGTGNCCGGCTGTGTTTGCCAAGGTGCCGCGGTCTTACCGGTCCGGCGTGGTGCTCATCCTGAACGACGCCGACTGGCACAAGTACATCGTCGGCATGGTCGACAGCACCGGCCAGCCCGTTGCCCGCGTGAACTATGGCCTGGACGGCTCCATCGAAGAGCGATTCCTGGGCCGGGAGGTCATCGCGGTCGAGGACTTGCTGCCGTCCATCGATGAGGCCGATGTCGGTGACGTCGTCGGCATCCTGGTCCGGTTGGAGGACTATATGGTCAACTCCAACATGGCCATCACGTACCGTCGCTACTTTGACGAGAACACGGACGAGTGGATCAGCAAGGCGACGATGATCGCCGACGGCAAGCTGGCCGACCCGAACGGCGTGGTGCTCATCAAGAAGAAGGCCGAGCCGAACGGGAACGGCGACGAGTAAGGACGTGGCGCCGGGCGCCGATTGGTGCCCGGCGCTCGCTTTCGCTGAGGTGACAGACGATGGCCCTGCTCGATGATGTCAAGCTGGCACTCCGTATTGCGCCGGCGCAGACGCAATTTGACAGCGAGATCGAGGATCTTATCGCCGCGGCGCAAGGGGAACTGATCCGGGCTGGTGTCGACCCAGCTAAGGCGGTGGATCACGCCGACCCTCTGGTGAAGCGGGCTATCGTCACCTACTGCAAAGCGCATTTCGGATGGGAGAATATGGACTATGAGAGGCTGGACGCCGCGTTTTGGAGGCTCGTCGAGCACCTGAGCCTCTCCGCAGAGTACCGAGCGCCCGATCAGGGGGATGCGCCATGATCCGCATGGGTAACCGCAATGTATGGGTCGTGATCGAACGGCGTGACCCGGATGCGAAGGACCCCGACTCCGGCGAGCCGTTGCCCGACGAAGATCCGCGGGCATGGGTCACGTTCACGGAGTTTTTTGCCTCCGTGGAGCCCCTGCGTGGCCGGGAGTTCTGGGCCTCGCAGCAGGTTCAGGCCGAAGTCTCGCACACAATCCGCACCTACTACGTGCCCGGCATCACACCCCAGATGCGGGCGAGGGTCGGCGATCGAGTGTTCGAGATCCAGGTGGTCCGCAACCTCAAAGAGGAGAATCGGGTGCTGGAGATTCTCGCGACGGAAAGGGTGTGAGGCGGATGCAGATGGTGCTGGAGGTCGTCGGCGTAAACGAACTGGCGAAGAACCTCGTCGGTTTGGGCCGCCGTTTCNCNGCTAAAACGCCGCTGGAGGCGGCCGTGCTGCGCGCCGGCAACATTATTGCGGCCGAGGCCGCCCGCCTTGCGCCCAAGGATACCGGTAAGGGTGCTGCCTCAATGGCGGCCCGTATCATTTCGTCTCGTCGCGGCGTNGTGACGGCCGCCATTGGGCCGGGTCGGAAACAGTTCTACATGATGTTCCAAGAGCTTGGAACGTCGCGGCACCCCGCGAAGCCGCACCTGCGGCCGGCCGTCGAGACAAAAGGGCGCGAGGCTATCCTCGCCATTGGCGCGTTCTATCGGGAGGAGCTCCGGGCGTTCAAACGCAGTGGCGGTGCTCCGAGGAGGATTGTGGCATGATCGAGTACGCAGTGCGACGCCAACTCCTCGATAACGCAGCCGTGGCGGCNCTCGTCGGNGACCGCCTTTACCCTCTGGTGATTCCGCAGGGCGAGCCGCTGCCGGTCATTACGTATAGCATCGTCTCAACAGATGAGGACACCCAAGAGGGCGACGCCGACACACTTGCTCGCGCTCGGGTGCAGCTCGACTGCTGGGCGACGACGTACAAACAGGCTAACGATCTCGCCCGGGCGGTTCGGCTAGCACTGCCAACGACGACCGGAGCAATCGGAAGTGGGACCAACCGCGTTGAAGGGGTGTCCATCATCCCCATTGAGACGGGACGGAAGCTTTACGAGCCGGACACCGGTTACTATCGGGTGATGCTGGAGTTTTACGTGTGGTTCCCGACGACGGTGAACCCGTGAGGGAGTGAGGCCATGACGCAGGAGGAACTGAATCTCCAGGCTGTCGTGAACCTGCGNCACCTGGCNGACGAGATCGAAGGGGGGGCGATCACCGCCACGGAGCTGACCGTGAAGGTGGGCGTTTTTACCGTCGCCTACGAAGAGGTATTGGCACCGCTTCCGTGTGGACATTCGAGGTCGGCGGCCGTGGAAGCCACCGACCAGGATGATCTGGCTCGCGGTGTCCGGTCGTGGATATGCAGCGAGTGCGGGTACGATTTCGTTGAGAAAACTGGTGAAGGAGGAGATAGCAATGAAGAGGATGGGTAAAGTCGGTTCGCTCTATGTGAGCCGGATCAGTGAGACCCCCGAATGGAAAAAGGTCGGGCGTGTCGTCGATGCTACGTTTAACGCGAACTGGACGGAGGTCGATATGTCGGACCAGGACAGCCCGAACACTGAATATCTCCGCGGTCGCGGCGACTTCTCCATCGACGGGACCCTGCGCTATGACCCCCAAGACGAAGGGCAGGAGCTCCTTGAGGAGAGCGCTTTTGAACAGACGACTGAAGCGAANATCCTGGTCCGGTGGCGCTCGAAGGAGGGAGCCGGCGAGAAGGAGTACGTGGCTCCCGGGTTCGTGACGACGTTTTCAAATTCCCGGCCTGATGAAGCGCCGCAGGACATCAGCTTCACCATTCGCATTGCTGGTGCGCTTCAGCGGCAGGACCAGACTGAATAACGGGAGGTAAATCGTCGTGGCGAACAAGCAGCGCGGTTTCGTCGAGATCGAGCTCGGCGGCAAGANGTACGAGATCCGGCTCGGGACGAACGAGATGGCNAATCTCGACGCCGCNCTTGGGCGGTCGTTCCTGTCGATCCTCGCTGAAGGGCAAGTCGGTATCCACGTACTCCGGCAGGCNATNTNCGAGGGTTTGGCCGATTACCGCCGCCGCCATCTCGGGGAGAAGTTGACTCCGCAGAAGGTGGGCGCCATGATGGAGCCGGCCAAGTTGGAGTACTACGCCGAGTTTCAATCCCTTATAGGTAGAGCCTAA